CTACCCACCTTGTCACAATGCCTCCGTCCTCAACCGTGTCTATATAACCGCCGATCTGGAAGCTTCGTTTAATCTCTGCATCGTTGATATAGAGCTTTTGGTCGCTGATGTAAGCAACGGGATACTCGCCACTGGTTTTGCTATAGAACGCAAGCATATCCGAGGTGAAACGGGCGTACTTGTTAAATACCTCTACGTCGTTCACCTTATCCACCTGGCCAACCTCAACACCGTAGACTGCTGCGCCTTGGGTCTTGTCATCGTACTCCTTGCCATCGCTGCCAAGATAGTACAAAATGCCAGTCCTGATGCTCGCCTTGGTCTCGATAATGTAGTCGGCAGCATCCTTCAACCCCTGTTCAGTCTCCGAGACTCTGCCCTCTACCTTGCCGATGCCTTCGGACAGCTCCGACTTGGCGTTCTCAATATCGATGTCTATCTTAGTGTATAGCGTGGATTCAACCGCTTGGATGTTCGTGTAGGCTTGGGATATCCCAGAGGAATTCGCGGAAATGATTGCATTGGTTGCCTCTACATAAGTGCCAAAGTCAGACTCTGCCACATACAGCCCAGACAGTCGCTTCTCAATCTCATCGTAGTACGCCTGCACGATATCGGCAGAGGTAATGATGAGGGATTTGATCGCGTTGAAGGTTGCCTGCGGACTCACGGAGGACGATCCCGTAGCTGCGGCTACCTTAGCCTGATGCACCTGCTGCGCCGTGCTGCTCGACACCGTGGAAGCATCGAGGTTATTGATCGCCCACTGAAGCTGAGGGATAATCTGGTAGAGATAGCTCCTGATCTGCGAGAGCTGCTCCACCGTGCTACCCTGAATACTGGGCAGATTAAAGTTGTACGACATTAAATATCACTCCCCTGCTCAATGGTCTTGCAAATGGAATAAATCTTGGCATCGCCCGTGCCAATGATTTTAAGCCTCATATGGTCGCATCGATTCGGCCTGATCGGTACAGCAAAGCTACGCAGCATCGCGGCAGGCGGCGTGGTGAACAGATGCTCCCACTCGCCAGAGGAGTCATACTCCGCAAAGAAGCTTACCCTCGCACCCACCGCAAGAGACAGTCTCACATCCATACGGGAGATGTACTTCTTGTCGGGGGAGTCCGTGCCAATAATGCCCGTCACCGCCTCCCACTTAATGGGCTTGGGATCGATCGCACCCGTCCCTCTCACGGTCTTGATGCAGTTGTCGGCGTGGTCGATGTAGTAGAGGTCTCCACGGCAGTTGCAGAAGGCATCTGCCTGCGTATCGTCCTCTCTGTGCCACATACCCTTCTTGGTATCGTACACAAAAAGATGATAGTCCTCACTCTCGTCAGCCATAGAGATGTAATACTTGTTGCCAAGCGCACCTGCCACGGCGTTGTGATACTGCACATCGCCAAGGGCTGCGGACACCTCTACGGGCAGAGAGCCATCGTAGGAGCATACGCCGGAGCGAGACTTGTAATACAGCACCTCGTTCACGATGGCAAGGCTGCCTTGGCTATGCCTCTGCACACCTCTGCAGGCCGTGGTCTGAATCTGGTAGTTTGCAGGGAAGTTGCCGTATACCTTGTGGACATAGTTCTCTTTAAAAAAGAGAGGGTCTCCAAGGTGGGTGATAGCTCCCGTAAACTGACCGTCCGTACCAACCGTGGCGGCGTAGCTGTCGGTGGAAATGCCTGCATAGCAGTGCCAGTTCTTGAAATCGCCAAGCTTGGATGCGTAAATCTCATTTACCATCTCGCCGTTCTGTGCGATGCCGTAGTGACATCCCCAGAGGCGGTTTTCGGACTCAATCACAAAGTCCATGGTCGGCATCCTGCGCTCCACGGTGATCGCGGCCTTCTCCGTGACCACCGTGTCACAGATGCCAGTAACAACGATATAATCATCGCCCTTCGCCCAGATAACCATGGTGTTATTCAGGTCAGAGAGCTGTTCATTTTCAATGCCAGAAATCTTCACCCCGTCACCAACCTCAAAAGGAATGGGATTGTCTTGCCCGTACCCTGTAAAGGTGATCTTGACATAGGTGGTGGGGATCGTCACCCAAGCGGCCATGGATGTGGAATACTGCTTCAGGGCGTGGATCTCGCCCGAAGTATCAAGCCACAAAGGGATGTCTTTCGGATCTTTTTCAACCTCAACCTCTTCACCGTTCTCGTTCGTCTTCTTCTCGGTGACCGCAGGTGCTGTGCCGCCCCCTTGGACATTCTCGTAGGCAGCACCGTCAATCTTACACATGGAGAAGGTGGTGTCGCCTGTCGTTTCCACCGATGCCTCGATGCTGCCAAACTTGGTCCGGTCGGTGAGGTTGATCCACATCTTGTCGGGCAGGATGATGAGGTACGCGCCCATGCGGATAAGCTGCTTGGGGCAGTCCTCTGTATCGGTGGAGAGTCCCATCTCAACGGGGTATCCGTTCACAATGAGATTCGTTCCATTCACATAGCAGAGGTTGTCGTACCGCGCCAGTCCCTGCGGATTCTTCGGCGTGGCGTACACGCCCCTCTTGGCACGGGGAGACAGCACGGGGTAGTTGTCGGAGGAGAGGTTGGTCATATCGTAGAATTCGCCGTCTCTGATCCTGAGATTGTGGTTGTATCCCGTGAATACATCTACGAGTCCCCGTGAGGTCGGAATCTCACCCAGTGTAGGAAATTTCATATCTCTCCCCCCTTTTAAAAGAATTTAAGGTTTCTGCCCTTCGGCATGTTGGTGCGGTTGTAGTATTTCGCGTACTCAGAATAGGTCGCGTTGAACATACTGATGCTGTTGTTGTACCTTCTGTTCTCCCCGTTCCAGTAGTCAATCTTGGATTCCATCCAGTAGATGTACAGGTCATCGTGGGGGGCAGGCACAAGGAGATCGGTGGCAATGCTCGTATTAGCCGTGTAGCCGTCAAATTTGACCGTCTCAGAGCCTTCGTGCGTGTCGATGATCTCTTCCTTGATACGCCTGTCAAGCTCGGAAAGCCACCCGATTTTTTCCTCGTCAGAGTAGCTGTTAGGCTTGAGCGTATTGATCTTGGCAATAGCCTGTGCAATGGTCATGTTTACCTCCGTATTCTAAAATGGAGGATAACGCAATCGCCATCCTCCATTTTTCTTGAATCATTTCTGCGAGAGCAGCTCGTCAAGTCGTGCCGCAGCCTGCTGCTCGTATTCGATAGCAATAGAGGTCATTTTCTCGCTGCGCTCAAGCACCTTGGCAACATTCCACGGTACTTCCACATTAACGCCTCTCTTGATCTGGTATCTCTTGCCGTTTACATTGACATAGACATCCTCCGACTCGGTGCGAGTAAGGGGAATCTTGATCGTAACGGTCTTGGGCTTTTTAGCCTCTGTGGTTTTGGTCTCAGCCATAATATCCTCCTTTTGGGTGTGTGGGGGAGGTGTTACCCTCCCCCGTTGTGGGTAATCTGATTAGTTGGCCTCAGCGAATTCGTTGTAGTCAGAGCAGCACTCGCAACGAATGATGTAAGGCTGCTGCAGAATCTCTGCAGTCTTGGTAGCCTTCCAACCAACAGTGCTTCTCTGGTTGAGGGGATCGGCAGTGCCTGCAGAGCCGAGCTGCTTGATGATGGTCTCAAGACCACCGCCCGTGATCTCGGTCGTGCCGTACGCGCCATCTCCAAGGAACAGGCAGCCGAACACGGCAAGGCCTTCGGGACAGTCGTTATCAGCACCGGTGTAAATGGCAGCCTCAGAGGTCTCGATGAATCTCACGCCTGCGATTCTGCCGATCTCGCCCTCGTACTGCTCCTCAGGCTTGCAGTATTTGTGCATCTCCTCCCACTTGGGATCGTTCATAAGGTCGCCTGCGACAAAGGGGTGAACGATTGCGACATAGCTGCCGTCGATCTTGGGAGCGTTAACGGCCTTGAGCATGGTTGCCATGCGCTTGACCACCGCTACGGTCAGCTTGCAGGTGGCATCCAGTTCGGTACGGTCTGCAACAGCAGTGCCGTTTGCCTTGGGGCAGTAGTACACGGAGGTGCCGGACTGCAGCACATTACGGGTGATGGTGTCAAGGGTAAGACCTG